GATTAACTCCCTTACTATAATATAAGTCTTAATAGTCCTATTATACTAAGTTACGCAAATTTAGGCAAAATAAAAAGCCCCTCAATGAGGGGCGTGTTTTATTTGTGATTACTCAGCGGAAATTATTCAAAAATGCCATCTATCCACGTCATTACTGGATTTTATATGTTTTAGGTTGAGCAACGGTTAAGCAACCATTTTAAATTTAAACTGATTTTAAAGCTCTCACATTTATATTTCTCGAATAGAATAGTGAAGTTTAAAAAACTTAATGAGCTTCAAAACATTAGATCTACAATATCTCCTTGGGGCAGGAATTAGTAACGATTTATCGCTATTAATGTAGACCGCCTTTACATTTTCTTTCCAAACAAATTCAGGGAAATGCTCAGCTAATCCCAAAACTTTCCAAGCCTCCCTGTCAACAGCAAGTATCCCTTGACCTAATTCCCTTTGCATGGAACATATTACGTCCCATGCTTCAGCATAGTTCGACACGGGCACCGGGTCTCTCATAAAATGTGGATTGCAATTAAGAACTTTCAGCATTTCATCCACCTCCTATTATGTAACCTAATTACACCATATTTTTAGATTGTATGCAATAAATTAAATATAAAAAAAGACCTTACCAAGTTATATCCTGGTAAGGTCTTTTATAAAATAACTAAACTTGTTCAATCTTATAAGATAGCATTAAATCGTCGATAAGACCTCTTACACCTTCCTCGTTATATTCTTTCGGATCGAGAATAACTTCAGCTATCCAATCAGCAGTCCAGACGTAGTCAACATCTTCAGGCCATTTAAAATCGGGGAATTCATCTTCCATATCGCCTTCATCCCATGCGTCCTTATCCCATTTACCAATGCAAGGAGATTGACGCATCTCGCGCTCACATATCATTTCCCATGCTTCCTTATATGTTTCTGCAGTTCCCATGAACCAAGGTTTCTTTGCATTTAAACTATAGACTTTTAACATTTTAGGTTCCTCCCCGTATAATCGTTCCATTCCCCGGCGTGATACTAGCCAGGTGCCTTTTGCTTTTCTACACTCATCCTGAGTAAATCTAGGTGGCGTGTTCCTTTGACCTGAGCACGCCTGCTTGACTGTAACAGGACTGATTTTCCAACGCTCCGCTGCTTCAGCGGCAGTCATTACATCCTCGAACTTCATAAGTACCTCCTTATTTAACCCAACCCAAAGCGATTTCAGTATCATTTTGCATTTCGGCTACCCCTTTTAAGCTATCGAATGTATCAGCTTTATCAAAACACATATCCTCAAAATCACTTTTGAAAGTGTATTCCTTCCAGTATTTACGATTTAATTTAACTGCAAATGCGTAAAGGTCTTTATTATAGTTGCGAACCTCTGCAACATTCCATTCCTTTAGGTATACAACTTTGTTATTATCGATCACTAAAACAGGGTTACCTTTAATGAACTTCACATTGTTAGTTACGATGATGATTTCATCGTCGCTAATAACATGATTGAATTTGAAATATTTGTTAGAAGTATGCTTCACTTCTCCAAAGAATTTAGTCAATTGAGATTCTTTTACGCTTTTAATGAATTCGCCATACTTGCTCATGATAGGTGCTCCTTTTAATAACTCCCTTATCTTTGTCTTTATTATACATCGAATACGATGTATTTGCAAGTACTTTTTTTAATTTTTTACACAAAAAAAGACCTTACCAGGACATATTCCCAGTAAGGCCTTTTACATTATTATAGTCAATCCATGAGTCCGCCTGCTCATGCTCAGGAGATGCTTGGATCACCTCTCAGTCATCGATGAATTACTACTCCGATTGTCGCCCCCGCTCCCAGTATTTGGGATAGGTTGCGTTGCATTCGTAGTCTCTTGATTGTTTTCTTGTCGTTCTCTATTTGACCTTTCAATTCGGTCAAAGAGTTCTGCATTTCGTTTAAGGTAACCTCTTGCTTCATTGATTGAAGTTTGGCTTGCATCAATTCGTTCTCCAATTTGTTGATTGTATTGTGTGCTTCGTTCAATTCTTGTCGCTGCTTCACGACTATAGTCTGCGCTTCTGTCAATGGAACGTTGGACGCTTCTATTAAGCTCAAGGCTTTCTCGTTGTTGCTTTTCAATTCGTTCCACTGACTCACGGGCACGCTGATAGTCGGCTCCGTTTGGTTGATAGAAGATGTATCCGAGGCAAAGACAGATGACGAGCCCAATACCACCGATAATAATATAGCGGTAAGTAGGGTGATTAAATAATACTTTGATTTTGTCATACATCATACCCCTCCTATTGCATAATCCGTAATGCCCCTTGCGATAGCACGCACAATTGTATCAAGGTCATTGTTAAGTAGTGCTAGATCTTCATCATTATCAATGAATGCCATTTCAACTAACACAGCTGTTGCATCCGTGCCGTTTAATACCCATAAATCGGTACGCTGTTTTACACCACGATCAACCGTATTAATACTACGGATGATTTGCGATTGGATATCGTTCGCTAGACGTTGGCCATTGAAAGACTTGTACAAAGTTTCAGTGCCACGAGCTTGTGTATTAAAAGCGTTACAATGTAAGGATACAAATATATCTGCGCCCCATTCATTGGACTCTGCACACACAAGGCCTAAGTCGTCATTTTGTAGGGTTCGAACGTCGCACCCTGCTGCTTGCAGATATCCAGCTAATAGCTTTCCTGCATCACGAGCAACGTCGCATTCACGACGTCCTGTGTTAGGATTTACTGCTCCAGAGTCCAGGTCAATATCATGACCTGGATTTATAAATATTTTCGTCATTACTACTACCTCCTTCTAATTTATCAGGGACACCATTATTATTTCTATCCAACCAAAGTCCTAGGAAGCCTACTACGGCTGTCAATACGCTAGGAATGAATATGTGGTCAATAATATTGAGCCCAACATCAATCAGCTTATTAGTTTCATTTGATACATAACCTCTAGCAAATGCCATAACATACTCTGTTATGACTAGCCAAATAGGAATTAGCATAACAAGTACTAGAATCCGTGTTGCTAGTACTCCAGTAGGTCTAATGTTAGCAACACGAACAGCACTATATGCGGATTTTAGTCGGTTCATGATTTGATATTTCATTATCAGTCACCTCCTATATCGTCCGTGTTAAGCGTGATACTTCTTCCTATAGGCATATTATTTAGAACTTGGATATGCATCAGTTCAGTACTCAGACTCTGAACTGTGGTTTCGAGGTTATTGAGCCTGTGAAACTTCGCAGCATCTCGTTCTTCCAACTTGACCAACTGCTTTAGTATTTCCTGATTACTTTTTGTTAATTCAGCGATACTGTTGATAGCATCAGATAACTTATCGTCATAATCTTTACGTTGTTTATCCATTCGTCGAGCCAAATGGTCATCTAATTCTTGCTTAACCGCAACTAGCGAGGTATGCTCCAAGAACCACACCATCGCACGAAACGAGCCCCGAAGGGCGGCCCAGATAACCCCTAATAGGGTTACCCAGAAGCCAATGTCCGCGAAATACGGTGGAATTCCGAAGTCCATTAGCAATAATCTAATTTCGTCCATTTAGGCCTCCGCTTTCTCCCATTTTTCACCGTAAAGGTTCCATTTCTTGGTGTGATCTGGATTGTAGACCTCTAATGAAATTTTCTGCATCATGACTTCTCGTGGTGGGCGAGATTCCTCGCTAACAGTCATTTTATTAACTCTAATGAGGTCATAAGATTTTAAATCAAGGTTATCATCTGCCCATACAAATGCGGGGATATTGATTACGGCAAGAGAACTGTTAGCGAAAGCATCCCTGTCAATATCAGTGGCCTTTGGCAAATTGATAATATTGTGCTCGGTTCCGACGAATGCTAATGCACCAACTTTAACAACGTTCGGACAGGTGAGTTCACCTTCCAAATCGCTACGCCCATAAAATTGCTTAGGCAAAATTTCTGTAGCTGTCTCGGGATTGAATTCAACAAGACCTTTGATTTTAACAGTATCAACGACGTGCTCAATTAAGTTAAGATATTCAACATAAATATCATCTGCGCCATAAGGCTGAATTTTAATAGTTGCACTCCCAGATTGGATTTCAACAGCTTCTTCCTCACCGCGCACTCGAACTTTAAAGCCATCTTGTCCAGATACTCGAACTTCCGTATCCCCTTTTCTTGGCTCGTTAAAAGTAAGTGGTGCATAAGGTTGCTCAGCCAATGCATGGACAATAGCAGATAATATCGCTTCAAGGGTACCACTATTAATAAGGATATTCTTACCTTGAAGTGCTGAAACAACGCCTGATAAGTTAGGCATCTTCACTTTTAAGGATTCCAACCACTCCGCCTCGGTTCCTACGAATCCATGTGCTAAAGCAATTTCATAAGCACTTTTCCCGTTATTGCCTACCATGGTTGCTTTTACTTCCGCCTCTACTTTAATCGGACCTTCAAATCTTACTGGTAACGCTTCGTTTTGCATAATACATTCCTCCTCTAATCATGCATGGCCACATCCTGAATTATGTTGACTACCCCCATGCCCAGCTTGTAATATCGGCTAGGCTCCGATTCCTTATATGCAAAAGCATCATACACATGCTCACCAAAGGACTTGATTTCTAGGGTATCCTTTCCGGAAATATTGAATGTCGCAATCTTCCCAGATGCTACCCCTTGCACTTTAATAACAAGCGGACCATTTGCTCGCTTTCGTATGGCGAATACTGACTTAAACCCGGTCAAATCCACATTGTCATCTTGAACCGCATAAACTATCCCGAAATCCTCGCCAATGTTGAGGTCTATATCCTTTACATTCATTACTTATCATCTCCCTTAATTGAATGGAATCGTACCTTGTTTATCGTACCCGGTCACATCGATTACCAAATACTGAGATGTGGTTTTACCCGAGCAACCTACAGGATACGTGGTGACCGTATTCCAATCAATGAACTGATACGATTTCAGCGATACAGTACTCTCATCGTGAAATCTGAACGTTTGCCACACTCGCCCCGTGTGTGACTTTTTATCTCCATTATTGATATTTGGCCCCCAAACGGATACATCGATTACGGACATGGGTATAATTGCAACCTTGACGCCATATGACTTTGGGTCACGGGCCATGTTTGTAAAAGTATCCGGAACGTAGTTTGATAGCTGGTTATACCAATCATGCGCATAGTGATCGATTATGCGTAGGTACCTGATGCGGCTATCATATATCACATCATTCTGCAGATTGTAATCTGCTGCCCAGGATACTTTATAATACTTATGACGGCCAAGCACTTGCAGTGCCGTATTAGGCTTACTACTACCTACCTTGTCAACAAATCGAATACGAGGTGTATCTGCATTAGCCACAACGTCCTCGAAGTATCCAAAGCAATAGAATTTAATACCAGCTTTCACTTCATCAACCATTGCTTGCGTTACCTTTTCGCCTGGCTTAATTACATCCACTACCAGCACCATTAATCGCTCACGACGTTTATGAACCCACTGAGCTGCGAATTCATATCCTTGTGGAACTGATACTGCTATAAGAGGTGCGTCACCATGATATGCGTAATTAGTGGCGTAAAAGACCTGGATTACATTAGCCTCCCCCGCAATATATCCGTATTGGTATTTACTTGTAGGCACCAGCATAGGTGCGTAAGCTACAGGTTTGAGCGGGATTTGAACCGTTGGCGTTATCCCCCTCATTGCCCCGGTATAGAGAACTGCCTCTTTTTGTTTAGGAAAACTAAGATATACTAGATTGTCATAGATATCGTTTATAATCGTGACGCCTTCTTTATTCTGGATATTAATAAATTCCATACGCCAGCCACCCTTCGTACGTAAGATCCTTAAATTGACGATTGATATTATATTCATCCTGGGACACTGCAAAATAATATGTTATGATATTGTCCCTAACCTCTGCTACTAAGTACTGTCCCATGGCTGCGGCCCAGACATGCTGCCCAGACTGCAATCCATTCACAGTAATTTGTTGGCGTCGATTTGGGATGTCTGATACATACATCCGCCCCTCGATACGTGTGAGTCTTTCCTTGAGATTTAGTATGATATTGCCGTTAACATCATATGCTAATACATGCGGTTCCATAATACCTCCTACCAGCACCCAAGTTTAATCCGAGGGTTGTTATCATCATCAAAGCCTGTAATAAGATTATCTTGAATCTCAACACGAGCACCGGTCTCTCTTGATCGAAGTAACCCGATTGTACCGGACACCGCCGCTAAATTATCAACATGTAATTTATCGGCAGTAACTGCGTTAGCCTGAATCATCTTATTAACAATGACGTTATCATCGAACTTAGTCGCTCCAGTGATGTGAATCAATTTCCCCGCAATGTATACACCGGACTGACTGAGGTTAATGCGAGACACCAACTCACCACCATCAATCTCGCCAATACTTTTTTTAACTTGTAAATCGATGCTACCAGCTAACTCAGTAATGCGAGATTCCGTATGTGACGCCAAATTCGTAATTCTTCTAGTGGTCTCTTCAGAATTCGTATTGAATTTCTTATCAAGCTCCTTAATTCGCTCATCAACTTTATTCAGCCCGAGAGACTCAAGGTCTAGCAAGCTCGCATCAATTTGTGTCTTAATCACGACTTGCTTCTCGTTAACGAGTCCATCTCCGAACACATCCACAAACGAGCAACGTATCCGGTATATTCCGGCTGAGTTCGAATATGTCAGCATGGTGCTAGTAGTTTCAAAATCATCGGTGCGTTCATCTCCGATCACGTGGCATCTAATTGCGTATGCTTGTGCCGGCTTAGTTGAGAAATAAAGATTGAATCCCCCTAACTGGCTTTTTACTACAAGCTCAGGCGCGGCCAACTGCGGAACGTTATACTCGTACGTTGCTGCAGTCGAGTATTTGCCCAACGTGCTGCGAGCATAAAGATAAACAGTATCCGCTCGTTTAGATAGGGTAAGTACAGCAGATGTACCTTTAACTCTTGCCAATAAAGTCTTCGTATCTTTACCAGGATTATTATCGGTACGTAATTCGTAATAGTCGACGTCAGCATTCAGTACCTCATCCCATGATGCGGTGGCATTTCTGCCGAAAGTAATACCGAAATTGCTAGGCATGTCAGGTATCGCATCCATCGGTTTGACTATCACATCAACCATTTGGGCGGTGTCTGCCCTGTTACCAAATCGGTCAACCGAAATCGCTTTGATTCGATACTCCTCACCTGGACCTAATGATTTGATAATAACCTGACTATTACTACTGCCGGCGTACTGCCATTCTTGCCCCGGTACAGGCTTTCCGCTCTTCGACTTTAAGAGATACCAAATCTCCGCTACATCGAAGTTGGCAGGATTACTAGGCGGGTCAAATAGTACTTGTAAATCATAGTACACGCTCTTATCTGCAGTCTGATTATATCGACTCAGTACGTGCAAATTTTGCACATCCTCAGGTGCTTGCATCTTAGGTATGCTAATCGATTTCGTAATACCTGTAGTCAGCTGTCCTAACTCATTAATAGCCTGTACACGTACCTCGTAATTAGCCCCTAACAATATATCTGTTATCGTAGTGCCATTTGCTGAAGAAGGGAAATTTCCAACATATGTCCAGGTATCGCTTTTCGTATTCCTGTAATTCACAACTACGTTTGTCACTTTGCCGTCTCTAGGTAATTGCCACGATACGGCTATGCGAGAATACATAATACCGTTTGCGCCGTATACGTCGCTCACGAGTCCGATATCTTGGATGTCAGAAGCGCTGTGATTAGCGTAATTGATTGTTGGGATGTGCCCGTCATCTGCAGCGTACAATTCAGGGTAGTATTCCATACATTGGATTTTGCGAGTCATTTCAGAATGACCTTCCGTAATGGCAAGGACTCTAAATGGTTTGGCCGCTTTTGATATCTCGCCGAACGCATATATACAGTCCTTTTGTATCGGTATGGTTTCTTGTACAATAACATTCAGGCCGGATACATTAACGACGTTATAAGTCGATACCGCATCAGTCGCGTTGTTACGAACTAATAACTGGTACTGCTTTCCTGGTTGAGTTGTGACTTCCTTATCAAGAGTAATCGTTTGCCCATTAACAGCAACTACCCGGCCACCCTCACCCCATTCTGGGACATCGTGCTGCACGAGGATAATATCACCTACTGTACAAGCGATCGCATCTGTGAACGCCTCAAACGTAACAGTACGGACTTCGTACTTATTACATCTGAGGTAGTGCTTACCATGTCGATATGCTTGTTCTAAGCTAGTACACCCCATGAGCTCGATTTGAGCCGGATTAGTGAGCGAGTTAGATTCATCGTATGTATCACCGTACACCGGAATCACATCACGCTCGTAGTCTTTATCTTTGTTAATAAAAGATAGCTCAATCGAATTAGCCCGGGCCTCTACGCCTTGGAACTCTTCCGTGAAACTGCCGTATTTAATATTAGCTACCGTAAACAGCTGCACCGGCGAGGATTGATAATCACTCACGCAGGTGAACCGTGTTCCTGCAGGAATGACTTTTCCTCGCCCTACTGCTTCAGGATATTTGAGCGCATCCCATAGGCGAGTTGCTGAATCATAGATGTAGTTAAACGTGAATTTGTTTAGCGTACACTTTTCGGCCCAAGCATTGAACGCATCGTAATCGATACGGCCCTGTGGTTGACCGAACACTACATATTCGCTGCCAATCTTGCAACAGATATGTAAGAGGTCATAGGCTGCCCATGCTGGATTGTCAGCCGGTTTTTCTTCATACTGATTATTGTAGGGGTTAAAGGCCCAAACTTTGCTACGTTCTTGAATCCATGACACATCTGGGTCAGAACCGCTTAACTGAGATGTGGCCAAAGCTTTAATGCCTATAAGTGCTTTTCCAGGATGCACAAAATCGTCATAAATAATTTGGGTTAGCTGAGTCCAGTACACCTTATTAACGTGGCGTAAGCTTGTGCCATCCTTACCAGAGCAACGCATTCGCACTTCGTACTTTGCCTTATCTAGGTTATCAAATCGAAATACACGGTAAAATGCGGAATTTGTTGCTTCCCTTATATACCCTGTGTAATTTGAGTTAGCAATATTCTTATTATCTCTATCAACAAAAAACCACCGCTTAGGCTCTTTTTTCACGTGAGACGAAAGCCCTTTATTATTAGATAAAGGCAAAGACTGCCATTCTTGCGTTCCTATTTTACGAATTTCAGCATCTACGGTTACGGAGGTTTTATCCATACCGCCACTGTCATTAGAGTAGTACAGCCCGTTAGGGAATCCGATTGTTAGCTCAATGGCATCGCAAGCGTCGCCCTGTACTTGCTGTACACTCCACTCGCTTTTGAGTTCATAGTTCAAACCCTGGTCAGCGAAGTTATCGTTAAAGTTAGGAATTACAGTTTGATCATTTGTACCGAGTCTGATATCAACTTGTACATCTTTATAGTTAGAGATGGGGTTAGAATTGATACGAATATCCTCAATCTTAGATAGCTCGCCCTCTCCTGCACAATACAGTAAGTTGAGGTACTGCTTCTCACCGTCACTAATTACGTGGCGAGATAATAACATACCGGCTGATTTCATGCGGCCATAGGTTACAGCAAGGGGGTACCCTTGGCCAGTTACTGTCTTAGTACCACCCCAACCGTAAGTAGTCGATTGCTCAGAATTCGAGCGGTCTACTTTAGGCGCTGTTAATTTAGATATAACAGCGTTACCAATCATGCCAATAGCCATTGATAGGACTGTTCGCCAGATTAGACTTTGGATGCCAAAAATAGCACCAGAAGCAATGCCTCCTGTAAACACAGCCATCCCAATTGATAGTAATACACCGAAGAATTTACCTTCGATTTTAGGCATAACTACGATATAGTCATCGTCGTTAACAGGAGTATCAAGAGTTACCTCGTGGCCATTGATGGAGTACACCCATTCACCTGGTGCTTTATGATAATGGCTCACCGGCTTACCCTTTTTGAACGGCATATATTGAGTTTCATGTTGTTCCGGTTTAAACGGATTCTTGACGATGATTACATTAACCATTCGTGTCTCCTTTCCACTTGTATATATGCCTTAATCGAGGCACGTATTTAGCGATATGTTCAATACACACCCCTGATTTTTGCGTTGCATGGATGAAATTTCCGGCCCCTATATAAACCCCTACATGATCGAGTTCCGAGCCGTACAGAGCAAATACGAGGACGTTCATTTCACCAGGTTCGCGAATTTCCTGCCAATCGCCCATTTTTACAGCCGTGTAGTTTGGTAATTTGATACCGGATCGTTTATACACTTCGACGACTAAATCCCAGCATTTCATTTCCGAGAATGGGGTGCCTAGTAAATCAGTAAAATCATTTATTAGACGCATACAAACCTCCCTGCGGAATAGTAGGTTCTCCGCCAAAACGGGTGCTATTGCCAAGTTCTCTGCATCGTGCTAGTGTCTTATTACATTCGCCAGCATCGCCTTTGTAACCACATTGAACACCTTTGAATTTAAACGGGCAAAAGTCTTTCATGACTCTAATCAGAGGGAATCGTCGGTTAAAGCTAAAGTCTGTCCCGAGCGTGAACTCCATCCATTCAGCATTAGCCTGCGCACCTGTAATTACAAAGTGCTCCTCTAGTTCGCACACATCTGGGATTGAGGTATTTACAATTCGGATAACGACATCCGCACCGGTAAACCCTTTATTTTCTTCTGCCATGCGTTGGATAGTCCGAGTCACATTAGATACTGATAATTTTACGTTTGGTAAATCCGTTTGGTTCTTATTAACGTCTGCTAAATGGAAAGGAAAGGCTATATATGTATTCCCCTTAAATTGTATATTTTCCGTATTATTGACGAGTCGAACTGTTTCGTTGTTGTAAGTGATATCTAACAACATGAGCCACACTCCGGTAGCGCTGATTTGGTTTTTCTCAATCATCGATGCGGTTGATAATGGTAACATATCAAACCTCCTGCAATTTAACAGTTCCCGTCCACACTCCGTAGTCGTTTGCAGCAAAATCTAATTGATCAGCAAATCTCACTTGTAGTGTTTCACGAGTTTCGGGATGCATCCAATCGAAAATACCGGAGCAGTTAACCTCGTCGAAGAATGCACGTAACCGATAATACTCAGTAGTTGGCAACTTGTACCCTACAGAATATGTTCGCTTGGTTTTAGTTGTTTTCTTACGAGTGATTAACGTCATATTCTCAACTTGGCCTTTGTAGGTCACGTCCGGTGTAGTTTCCTGGATTGGATATATCGGATATCGTATATCTGGAAATGTAGCCATAATTAAGTTGCGGCCGCCCTAATGGCGTCACGCACACCTCCTTTATTTGTGTTAGCAGCTCGAACCATTACATCGATGATGTAATTTTCACCATCGAACCTGGAGTTTTGCTGCTTACTTTCGAGTTCTTGTCCCGATTGGTTAACGATATTAACCACTACATTATTACTTGCGGCGCCACCTACTAAACGTCGTGTTTCGCTCGCAGTATAAATGCGATGCGATCCGGAGGACTGTAATAGTTCTGGCCCGTTTTCACCAACCAACATAAACCCTGGATTTGTTTTCCCTCCAGCAGCAAAACGATTGCCTGTAAATGCAGAACTAAATGAACCGCCGCCAGCAAAGGACGATGTCCCTTTTGCAGCACCTAGTGAACCGATACCGCCTACTGCTCTGCCAAATAGATCTTGCAACTTAGGCATGACGTATTGTTGGAACGTCAACTGAATCATCATCTTAATAATCGCATTCGTCATATCCTTGAATATGTCCTTAATGCCTTTACTAAATGACTTCGTTCCAGTTGCCATGGCCTCGAGATTATTTGTCCATGCTGAGTTGATGGAGCTCATTGTACTATCGAAAGTTGACTTCGCTAAGTCAGCATAGTTAGTAGTCTCTTGCTTATACTGCCGAGCTGCTTCTTGTAAGCTTGTTTTAAGACTGCGACCTGCGAGTTCCCATAATTTTTGTTGAGACTCTAATAGGTTCTTTTCAATTTGCAGTCTTTGCGTAGCTGTTAACTGGGCCTCATTGACTTCACTACGTGCATAGTCAATATAGGTCTTTAGCTCTTCAGCAAGCAGTGCATCCGCATCACTGCGAGATAAGCGACCAAGCGTAACCATATTGGTTAAGTGATCAACGGTTTCACTTGTTTGTGTGTACGCCAACTCTCTGATTTTCTGCTCCGTATCAGACGCCAATTTTAGGCGCTCTGCTTGGGCTTTCTTTTCAGCGAGTTCCTTATCACCTACCGCTTTTGTGTACTCACGGACGTTATCATCAATCTGCGCCTTTTGTGCTTCGGCTTCAGCTTTGAGTAATTGCAAGCGGTCGCCTGTGCGTTCAAGATCGAGTTTCTTGATATCCTCGTTCATCTTACGAACACGGATAGCTTGGTTGCGTTCTGCCTCAGCAAGTCGTTTTTGATATAGCTCTTCATTCTTAGCTCTTACTTGGGCGGTTAGATTTGACTCAGCAAGCTTCTTGGCATTTGCTGCACTGCCTGCTGTGTCTGCAGAGGAGCCCGAAGTAGCGCCTGCTAATAAGCTAGTGTCTACGTACCCTGTAACAGCGCCAAAGTCACCTTCAACAGACGGCTTAGCAACTACTCCAGTACTAGAATTAGCTCCAGTATATCCGCCGTTTCCGTCACTAATAACGATATGGTTATCCCCTAGTACTACAACTCCGTCTCCGGCTTTAGGCGTATACCCATCTCCTGCGTCATGCCATGCGCCAGTAGCTCTTGCCGCATCCATGATAGATGGTACGTATCGAGGTACGTCCTTTCCAAATGCCTGTAATACAGAGTCAGAGAATAGCTTGCCGCAATCCGTTGCCCATGTACCATCTGCTCCTAACTCGTATGCCTTACCGAGTTGTTCATTAGCTGCATCCAGTACGCTCACGGCTTGTCCTACAGCACCACTATTCACACCTGAAACAGAACGGATAATATCACGAATATTCTTATTGTTAGCTTCATACTGGTTCTTAGCAGTTAGCTTATCAATTTCATATTGACTGCCATCAATTTGTAAGCTCTGCAAAGTAAGAGACCTATATAGTTCAGACATACGCTCTACGGCACTTGCTAACTTCTCGGCTGCTTGTTGAGCTTTCTTTGCAGCCTGCTCTTGGGCTTTTGCCGCTTTCGCGGCCTCTTCATTCGCCTTATTGATAGCCTCGGTATTCGTTAATCCGCCATTAGCAAGGTCCTCTTTTGCTTTTGCAAGTTCTTCATCGAGTTTCGCTTTCGCAGCATCCGTCTCTTCTTTTTGCTTTAAAGCCGCATCGATTCTAGCGCCCTCTTCTTTTGTAGCTAAGCGGTCATTTTTAATGAATCCGAATAAAGCTGAGTCTTCTATCCAATAACGTGCATCATGTGATTCACGGAACTTATCAGACATTCCTGTTGTTGAGTTCGTATTCTTGTGAATACGTTTACCGTCAACTTCAACATTTAGATAAGAACCAGCTGTTTTAGATGCATACACTGCATCATATATGTTCTTAGCAGCTAGCCCTGCTACCGTAGCCAATGTTACCCATGGGCCCGCGGCAGCAATTGTAGCTAATCTCATAAATCCAAGTGCACTAGTCAGTGATCTCATAACTATAATCACTGCTCCGGCTTCTGCACCGAATTTGACAATACCTCCAATAGCTTCCTTCTGCTCGGCGGTCATTGTCTCGAATTCTTTAGCTACATCTAACACGCCCTTTGCGTAGTCGTTAAATACAGGAACTAACTCATGGCCGATGGATACTGCAAGTCTTTTTCCGGTATTTTCTAAATCTTTTAACTCCCGATTTAGCTTCGCGGACTTATTTGCAGTCTCATCGTCAATGATAAGACCCATAGCTTTGGCACGTTCAGCCACCTTGTCCATCTGTTCAGCGGACATGTTGAGCATGGCGTGCATTTGATAGCCAGTACGCCCAAAGAGTTCCATTTCGACACGAGTCTTTTCAGCCCCGTCCTTCATCCCCCTTAGACGTTCCTGTATCATCTTAAATACTTCAACGGTATTCTTGCCTTGGATGTCTTCAAGCGTGTAGCCTAATTTACTAAATATATCGGTACCGAGTTTCCCCTCTGCCCGAGCGACTTCCATTTTCTCTTTGGCTGCTCCGACGTTCTTAGAGAACTTAGCAAATGCACCAGCACTATCCTCCATAGCAACACCCATATAATTGGCCACTGCTAATAGTTCGCTGGTTTCTTTTGCCGTAGCACCGGTAATCCCTGATAGTTTCTTAACGGCTACGTCCCATTGAATTGCCTCTTTGGCAAGTTTGGCACCGATGCCTACTACACCAACACCGGCACCTATCGCCATAAGGTCATTCTTCATTTTGCCAAGGGCGGATTTGGCGCCTTCGGCACTAGCTGTAATTTTCTTGAGTCCTGCTTCCGTATTCTTATCGGTCAGCTGAACGACAATATCAATTAAATTATTGGCCATTCTTGTGCGCCACCTCCAATTCTTTGGCTTCTAAGATTACAAGCAAATCGATAAGGTGTGGTAGTGGCTCGATGCCGTAAGCCCTCGCCACTTCTAACACCGCTGGCATATCAAATCCAGCAATACCACCTGAATGCCAACGTCGCTGCATCCGGCTTGCATTGTATACTCGCATTGCTTGTCGCGTTCCGTCTAATTGATGCGGGGAATTAAACTCACACTCCGAGCAGTCAAAATGCTGTTTAGTCTCACGTTGCATCTTGATGCAATCAGAGCAGTATTTCGGTTTGTCGGAGTTGAGCCAACTCCACGCATCAATTAGTTTTTTTCGATTTCAGCCTTTTTTTCGTGCGTAAAACGCATCGTATCAAGCGCAATTTCCATAAGATCATTATCTGGTGCTGCGTTGATTTCATCTTCGGTCAAGCCATAGATGTGTTGCATAATCCATTGTGCAAGGTCACGAGAACGTAATAGACGTTCTATGTCCGGTGCTTCCTCCGGAACTGGGGTATACAATGGGTCTAAACCAGATTTAATTAATTCACCACGTTCAGCGAATGTTAAGCCTCTTACTTGAATATCTTCAAATGCCATGTTGGCACCTCCTAGTATTGTTCTTGATTATTAACTAATGTAATGATGGATGCAGAACGACCGGAATCTGCACGATAGTACGCCTTGAATGGTAATTCAATATTGACGCCACGTGGACCATCGATGCCTGGAGATTGTCGTTCGTACACAAGTTCTGGCAACTTGAATGTAAGCGACCAGTCATCTTGTTCAAGGCGTAATTCCAAACTGGATTCTGTACCGTTAACCGCTTTGTTTAAAAGGTCTTTATTTTGGAAGAACGCTTTAATCGTCCCGGAAATAGATACAATACCTGGGTCGATGTACGTTCTAAAACCTTTACCGCCAATAGCATAAGAATCACCATCCAAGCCAAAGTCAAAGTTGATATCGCAACTTAGAATATTAGCTACTGTTACCCCGCCCTCTTTGATGGTTGCATTAAGATTTTGGAATGGTAAGAAATTAACTGCCTTAGCTGCAGCATCGAAGGTAGTAGCCGCTAATGTTTCCTTACAGCCCATTACATCCACAGATGCCGTAAGTTCGGAGTCACCGCCAAACTTAAAGCCTAATTTACTAATTCTCACGCCGGAGAATTGCTGAAAGACGTTAACATCAGGGTACCCCTGTTCAATAGTTAGAGAAGGCATTGTGTTGCCGATTTTAAAAGTGTGCTCAGACTTCTTATTTGGCGCTTGACCAGTTGTATTAGAAGTCGGTTGCCCGAATGCAGCTTTTAACCAATATCCGATGTCAATAACACCAACAGGTACAGTTAAACTACCGGACGAGTCAATGTTGCCACGGAATGGCGCTGCAGGATTACGATCACCACGTATCACAGTGGAGTCATTTAAGTTTTGACTAGCTTTCACGGAGCTAGATATGATTGGCGTGATTACACCGCCAGTGGATGGCGTTGTACCAAAATCCGCCTCAAACGCAATCGCCACATGGGATTGAGAACCCTGTGCACGTTTTGCTGTTGCCATATGCATTTCCTCCTTTAATATTCAATATTCCCGCCGATTACATGCGGAATCTCTATAGTAGCTGTTAAACGTCCGGTGAACACCGGGCGCCAATTCATGCTATCAAGTTCATAATCAATGCCGATTACCGGAAACGCTGGATTCACCTTACAAATGCATTCGATGATTAACTGCCCTAGGTTATCCGATTCTAGCGCTCCGTCGTATCGAATAATATTCTTAACGCGAGTTGCACCTTTATGGACGATACCCCATACAATCATTAACGAGTATGTGTAGGTATCAGCAAGCCCTTCGTTCTTATTACTCGGTAGTAATATGATGCAAGGGCAATCTTCTTCGAGCGGTGCATCAACATCGTCGTAGCCGACATACAGTTGCGCCGGCTTTCCGTATTTGTCATTGCAAAATTTAGTCAACGTTTCATCATTCGCTAGGGCTTCAGCCCAACGTTCAACGATGCGCGACAGTGGAATTGTCTGTTGCATCAAATCACCTTACCTTGTAGTTACGTCGAGACGCGGATTGTGCAGCCGGGCCATAAATAGCGTAGTCGCCTATCTTACCCTCGATATAAGGTTTAAGCTTAGGCTGTAACGCAGCTTTCATAGGGCCATACGTATGACGTGGCTGAATTTTGAACATCGATTTACCCTTAGGCAACGGTACTCCTGCGGCAAATAACTTCTTGCGCATAGGCTCCGTAATCTGCTTAGTGTATCCTTCCTCGATACGTTCACCCAATCGTTTTGCCGAATTAGATAACCACCCAACTCGGACGGATTGCTTGCCCTTGTCATATTGATATCCGACTGCATTCGATAGCTTACCGAGAGGACTGTAGCCGATTGTCCTGGCGCTAATACCCATATCGAGTAAGGCATTTCGCGATTTCGAGCCCCAGGCTTCCCGTTCTGCCCGTCCTCCGCTTTGATAAGCTTTCCGAAGTTTCGCACCAAATGCTGACTCAAATGCCGCCCTGCGAGCCGGTGCCATGAAGTTAGGATATCTACGTCCACCTGGTGCACCCGACCGGATGCCCTGCTTTATTTCTTTTTGCATCATCCATCCTGTTGACTTTAATGCCTTACGCATCCAGTCTGGTTTGGTTTCCGCGATGAAATTCAGATACGGCGTAGCTGTGTCTGTAATCGTAATAGGCTCATTACTCATTACGGTCTCACCGCCCTCACGTTATGCACGATTTCAAGGCAATACATCGTACCGTCAAAGTTAGAAATGTGATCAACGTACCATTTCTCACCATTGATATACACTTCGTCTTTTGATCGTGGTTCAGGAACATCCTTAGCACGCACCCAAATCTGAGCCTTATCAGCTAGTGCTTTATCGACAAATCCGGAACCTTTGCCATCATATTCGCCAATCTCCACGATAGCTTTGATAACTTGGCCTTTGTAGGTAATTCGCTCACCAAATACAGAAAGCAGTGCATTAGGCCTATATGCTAATTTCATAGTGCATTACCTCCTATGGAGTAGGCGGGCATATGCCCGCCTTTACATTACTTTTCTACATTTGGCACAAGAGCGACTTCCAATACTGTAGTACCTGGGCGTTTTTCTGTAAGAGCCACGCCTAATACTGGGTTAGTGTCCGTCTTAGATGCTCGCTTTTGATCTTTGTCGAAATACACAGTATCACCTACTGCAAAAGAATCGGATGTTAATGCCGCTACTTCAAAACAGCCAGTTACCTTAACTGCACCGATTGAATTAGGACCAATGTTTGTAATTGCCACACCGTGCATTTTACCGATAGGAACGATGTCCCCTACTTCAATCATTTCGGTTGTTGTATTTTTAAAATCGACGCGGTCTAGTTCTTGAATGAATTTAGCCATATCTATTTACCTCCTAATCAGTTACTAATTATTTACCAGGATTTTTATACAAACCGCGGAAGTCGAGAGCTGTTGCGTTGCAATCGATTGCTACTTTGTACTCGATGCCGTCAACCTTGAAGCCTGTTTGCGTTTCTAAACGAGGTGTTTCAATGCCATTTAAGTACGTTACTTCGATAGTTTGTACATCTGTAGGACGGGATGCCAAATACCAAGCATGCGGATCCGTTAATGCTGCATCTACGACGATAGTGAATCGACCACTGAATGGGTTAACTGTATCATTGCTACGAGCAGGGTCTACCACAGATTTAACTACTTGATACGCTAATGCTTCGAGCTCAGGTGGAACAATCAAATATGTAGGTGAGATATTCAAATTGCGATTTTCACCAATATGTTTTTGGCGACGCATAGCCGCTACGCCTGCAGCTAAAGATACAACACTTAACTCAGAGCCTGTAGTTGCTAAGTTCTTACGGTCTGCACTAAACAAAGCCTTTCCATCTTCTAACACAGTATTGCCGCTTAAAAGGTCATATACCATGTTATTGATTTTATTTTTTGCTGCACGACCGAATTTAGAAGAAATATCGTTAAATACACCCAAATCGTCATTAATAAGAGCTTGTCGAGTTAAGCTGAACGTACGTCCGAATGTCAATACACTAACATTCGTACCGGCTTCGCTCATTTGGGAATCCTTGAATTGTCCGCCCTCAGGGACAAGTTTCAATTCGGCTGCTTCGGAAAGCAAAATACGTTTTGCTGGTTTGAAGTCACGGTTACTGCCTTTTCCAGCCCATGTTGCAAATGTGGATGGTGCAGTTTCATAACCTTGCATCAAGGCCTTATTTGCTACATTAGACAACGCGATTGGGAAAGAGGATGTAGAGTTGATAGCTTCACGAGCTAATTCCAATCGATCGGAGTAATTAACAGTTAGACCTTCACGAGCTATAGACTCACGTGCTAATTCCATCAAGGACATAGAACGAAGTTCATCTGCACCTGGTGCAGGATTTGCGACTGGGATACCCATAGACATCATCAAAGCGTCCTGCATAGCCATGCGGAACTTATCAGAATCTGCTTCACCGACTTTAATGGATACTGGCTTATTGCGTTCACGCAATACGTCCATTACTACCTCACGAACTTCGGCAACAGATTTGCCAGATTTGATGAAATCATCTACACCATCAACTTCGAAATCACGGCATAAACTTGTGATTGTAGATACGCGTTCACGTTCTGCCGCGATCAACTTCTTAGCATCATCCGCATTAAATCCTTTAACTCCGGACTCTGGTACTTCCGGTACTACTTGTGGCACGTTTTGCTCAGTGCCTTTTGCTTTTGCATCACCTTTCATAGGTTCCTCCTCATTATCTTCTACACTTCTGCCTACCCCTACAGTCGGATCTGCAGGGACGGACACAACACTAATCTCCAATGGTTCCCAATATGTAATTACGTATGCTGGGCCTGTAAACCGGCCATTGGAACTTTTAGAATCGGAATCGATTAATTCCTCATATCGACTTATGTCATATCCGACACTCACACCTTGTAATGTGCCTTTTAACACTTTTTGATAGATCTTTTCGGATTCATCATCTTCATCGAATCGAACAATCGCCTTGCCGCGATTATCTTCAATCCACACTTTATCGACATGACCAACAACTGCGCTGCGGTCATGGTTGAATAGCAATGTGCCTAAACCGTTATTAAATCGGTCTAAGTTAACGCAGCCTTCGTCATGACACAATATCTCTGTTCCGAACCATCTTTCATATGGTTCTTCAGAAGAAAAGGACAATTCGACGGTACGGTCTTCGTTCGCTTCGATATTTGTAATTTGCGCCTCTCGGGCATATTTACCTAAGAGCTGCTTTGCGAATTTTCCCACTAGCTATCATCTCCTTTCATATCAGTGGCGTTATCATCCGCTAGATTCGTTATGTCCCCATTCATATCAAGGGCAACACCCAATTCCTTAATGCGGTCTTGTTCCAGCTTCCGCTGTTCAAGCACTTCTTCCCAGTCTTTACCAGATGCGCTACATACGTCCTCAAGCGTTGTGAGTCCTGCCTTAATGGCTTCCTTGTTAGCATTAACTTCCTTAACAGGGTCAATCCAAGACCAGCCTGGAGCTAACCACGCTACTTTTTTATAAAGTTTTGGGTTCGCTGCATAGTCATTGGCCGGGATAATTCCCTTTAGGTAGCACGCTTCAATGAAAGCCCGCCATACAGGCATACAAAAATGCTCAATTATAAAACGCTGCATCTGCTTGAATGATTGCTGGTCCTCCAGCATATTCTGCCGAGCTGCGGAGAAGTTACCACTAATGTTGCGCGTCACTATGTCCGCGCTTAGACCCATGCCCGACGCTATGCGTCTTGTTTGGGTCGCCGAGTATTCTGATGCGGTTCCAGCATTTCGCTTAGGCTCCGCAAACGAAATAGATTCACCTGCGCGTAGATGTTGGATAATCCCTGGTGCCATCGAGCGGACTTTCTTGCCTTTACTGTCAATCTTATTTGCAACCATCGGGGCACTCCCGGTACTACTTGTTACAAACGCACCGAAACACGCTGCTACACGAGCCGCTATAAGGTCAGCATCCATGTATTCATCCACGTCATGTATTCGCTTTAATACAAGGGCCAACATACTGACTCCGCGCAGTTCACTAGGTCTGCGAGGCTTATGTAATAGAAAAGCCCTATTACTTGGCAGCCTTGCCTCGTTAAACGACCGTATTCCTAATGGATCTGTTTGGAATACGTGATATGCTATTGGTCTTCCGTATTTATTAACTTCCACGCCATTAACAATACTGTTGCCATTCTCGCTTACCGATACGGCTCCGATATTCTCGCCCTCAATAAGCTGTAATGATAGCGGTATATCTGTGCCTTCGAAGGTCATATTAACTAGGATTTCCCCGTCATAGACCATTCGGCGCAGAGCCATTTCTTGCAACTCATAAAACGTAGATATCCCTCGGATATCCGCATTCTCCTTATCCACCCAATCTGACCAAGCCTCCTCAATTTTCTTGTTGAGTCTTTCATTTAGCTTTCCTGCTTTGGTCTTGATTTTACACTGTGGCTTTATTCCGGTACCTACTACATTCCGTAGTAATGCCAATACAACACTTTCAGCGAGGTCACTATTAAGTTCTGCTGCACGTGCACGACCTCGGATCAAATCACGTTGGCCTGATGCTACTTGTTCAGCTGTACCAAATACTGGCATCCAGTCGCCACTCAATCGGTCTGTTGACGCCGCATCATATCCACGTTCAAGCGAACTACGGAAATATGCTCTACGGGCAGCTCGTTCTGGATTGAAATAAGCTATTACCTTATCGAGTATGTTCATCGTCGCTCCCATGACACGTAGGATGTCGTGCTATTACATTCCTCATCATCAACGCGAGCCATTAACTCACGTTCACGAGCATATAATGTCGGCAGGTCATGCGTCTTAAATCGCTTACCACTTACAGACATCTCGGCGTATCCGTTCGTCTCGATTTCCTCGATTATCGTTCGAATACGCTCCAAGTCTTCTCTTGCGCTCATGGTCTCACCTCCTTCTTAGCTAAACCAACCTCGGCTATCTGCATTAAAGTCTTCATCATCCGTATCCTCGTCCTCCTCATCGGTATCCAGATTATATTCGGGTAAGTATTTAACACCTACCGAGTCCGCCACCATGGCGTTGTATACACACGTATCCAACAAGTGATTTGTTGGATGACTGGTTAATGGTTTCCATTGCACTGTAACTGCTCCGGTCTTTACATTTCGGATTTCTTGCTTTTCCTCCGACCGGAAGTGTTCCGAATATTCCTCCGGGCAATCCTTAAATAAATGGATTGTGCCAGGCTCATTAGCCGGACGTACCATACGTGCAAATATAAAGTCCTTCCAGTAATCGGTATTCACTACGTACAGCTTCATGCCTCCGATGACGCCCTTCTCGATGCTGCTCATCTTATAAGGCGGCGCTAGAGGACTGTGCGAAGAATCACCTTTAACTGGTACGCATACTTCTGGGTACTGCGCACAGTACTGATATACTTCATCTGTTCGGTAGCCACTATCGATACCGGCCCTCACAATCTTACGGGCCTCACCATACTCTGTTGGATATTCTCTATCGATGAGTATCTCGGTTAAGTCTGCCCAACTACTTGCTTGACCATAATCGACTAAGTAGCTTGATACACCATGGGCGTAGGCTCTAACCTCCCACCAGAAATGATCTTGCTGCACATCGACAGATGCGATAAGTAGTGGTGCATGCTGTGGCACAATACCTCGAGGAACTTCCGATTGCGTAAACACGAGGTTCTGCGTGCTTTTAGTTTTCGCAGATTTCCACGGCTCCGCTAATCCAGAGTTGATAAAATTCATCAACTCACTTGGCTTATCCTTTGATTTAACAAACTCATATGCCACATCGCCAAAGGTAACCCATGGAGAGTAAAGGGATGACATATGATAGGCTACCGACCGGACAACTCGGACTTGTGATTCATTCACCGCACGCCATTCACCTTGCCGGAGCATATCCATCTTGTGCTTATCATCAATACGGTGCTTACAATGTTCGCACTCATAATATGCGGTATCACGTATCATATCCGCATTGCCATGGTGTTCCTCCGGCCATTTTATCTGTTTGAATTTGAGGGTCTGCGACACCCCGCAATGCGGACATGGCACGTAATACTGCTTACGTTCATTTGCGTCCATATATGACTGCCAAATATTGCCACTTTCAATCGTAGGAGTTGACACCCTTACAATCTTCTTATCAACGAATGTCTTAGTACGTTCCTCAGCCAACTTAATCGGATTTGCTTCCTTACCGGAGAAAGCTGGATACTTATCAATTTCATCGAAGAATAAGTACTTAATTGACCGACTTGATAAGCTGCTTGGTGAGTTCGCCCCAACAAGCACCATGTAATTCCCATTAACGAAGTCTAACTCCAGCAGCTTACTACTTTCGTCATACATATTCGCAAGCGGCTCTACGCTCCTAATCATTGGTTGCACACGTTTATCGCTAGCAAATTTCGCGATAGTGTCTGTTGGATATACCATCATGACTGGCGATGCGGTTTGATGTAACGCATATCCGATCATATTGAGTTCGGCTTCCGTCTTACCTATCTGCGCCCCGAAACATAACGAGATGCTTTCAATAAGAGGGTCCGTGAATTTGTCCATAGGTTCCTTGAGATAAGGTGTCCGCGCTGTACGCCATCGTCCAGGTTCAGCAGATATATTAGTCAGTACCCTGTACTTATCTGCCCATTCCGAAACGGTGTACCTTTCAGGTGGCTTGAATGCTTCCAGTTCCTCGGGGCACCAGTCAACCTTTGGTCTTTGCTTTTCCCGTGGCTTTGACTTTCGGCGTGTACTCGCCTTCGCGTGCGTAGCTTTCGAGGTATTCTTCGACAAGGCCATTCACCACCTTTTCTACAAGAGCACGTTCCTCAGGATCCGTGAACTCACTTCCGATACGCTTACCTAATTTGGTAAACGATGTCTTTAATTCCAATATTCGGTTAGCCCATGCCTGTGCCACATCGGCACGAGGGACGTATTCGCCATTAAGCACATCTAGCATTTTCTTTTCACGCGCGGCCTTTGCTTCCTTATAATCAGCTTCGGCTTCTAGCTTACGAGTTGATGCGGATTTGCTTTTAGCATTATCGCCTTTCGCCTGTCCTAAATACACGAGGACTTCCCGGAGATTCCACCAACCTACAGAGGCTTTAGGCATCCCTGCTTTATGATGTCGAGAAATAATTTCCGGAGTGACCCGCAAGAGGTCACATAGTTGAGTGCTGGATACGAGCAGATTGCCTGCGGCATCAAATTTCACTCTCGGTTTTGTGTCCGCCATAGGTGTACTCCTTTCTAAATTCGTCTTTCTACATTCAACAGGAAAATTTTTCTCACAGAGAGAGGACCACCGCGCGGGGGCGACCAGCGGCCATTTTTGCGCTAGGGAGTACCTTTTCCCCAATTTTCATTTTCTCAATTATAATCAGTATTGATACTGTAAATTTGGACAACAAAAAAGCACCCGTTAAAGGGTGCTAGACTACCGCCTATCTCTGTAAGTAAAAAGGACGCCAAACATAACTGGCGTCCTTTTCTTGTGGATATTCTGTGAAGTTTCCCAACTTTCACATCTACAGTATATCACACTTTGATGTACTGTTTTGTACTGTTTTGTATTGTTAACGCTACTTCAATTTGGCTCGAATTCGCCCTACCTCTACCAGGGCCCTATCATGTAGCTCGCCGCGTACTCGTGCTTCACTGTAGTACAAGATTTGGGCCAGTTCTTTCCAGCTTCTTCCTTGCACGTATCGCTCTGTCAAAAGAACTGCCAGCTCATTCGGCCGCACCTGGCTAATCACCCAGCGAACTTCAGATTTAATATTTTTGAGACGCTCAATTTCTTTTCGTTGCAGTTCGACACATTGCTCAATACCTACCACGATATTTGATAAGTCGCTACAACTACCTCCGGATATCCTGTCTTTGCTATAATCGGTAGCTGACAAAGTATCCGCTTTGCGTTCTATTTGGGCTTCGATATCACGATTGATGGATTCTATCCTATCATCAATCCGTAGTATTTGAAGCATATACTCTTTATCGGTCAATTCCCCAATTCCTCCGTATCCCCTATCGACATCTCTACCATTATCTCTGCGGTATCTTCATCGCCACACATTTCTAAGAAATCTTTATACATATCCTCCCATTCGGTTCCAAGGTATTTACCCACAATCTTACCTCCTATTGCTATTTATCTTTGGTTGCATATCGTCTTATCATGCACTTCGCTGCTAACAATCCTGCGATGCGCCCTTTGGCATATTGCACTTGGGAATCATGCGATGCTGCACCGGGACGATCGAGCCCCATTAATGACATTCTGATACTTTTACGATTCATGCTGTTCCCTCTTTTCAATTTCCCGATTTAAATACCAACGGGCTTTTTTAAGATCCTTGATAGCATCATCCTTATGCCCAGCTCTGGATACATACTTCACAACATTACCTAATCGATATCCTAGTTTCTTGTCTTCGATGTAATCGATAACCTCGATATCGCCTTGTGTATAATGGCTTGGGTGATTTATATCATCGCATTGATTAACTATGCGATTAGGAGATTTATCTGCTATAAATTTCTCTATTGTTAATCCTGATCGATTCGATAACTTCTGTAATCGTTTTAGATTTTCGTCAACTACCAAATGTTTTAAAGTTTCATCAGCTGATAGCTTAATAGGTGGTGGCGGGGGATTATTGGGTCTCTCATACAACCTACCTGGGGTCAGCCCGAGTGTAGCCGTGTATCTTCGATTATCAGGGTATTTATCAACAATATCGATAACTTGAATAGTCGTGTAACTCACCATTACCACGATGGCTCCGATTAATCCTGCCATAATAAATTGATCCATATTAATCATCCTTTCTATACAATTCTTTACGATATTTGATAGCTTCTAGTAGTGCATCTTGCCCTACTTCTTTACGTTCTAATGCTTTCATTACTTGCTCGTCCATCGTTCCTTTGGTAACTAGATGATGGATAATCACAGGTTGTGTTTGTCCTTGTCTATGAAGTCTCGCGTTAGCCTGCTGATATTGCTCTAAGCTCCAAGTTAGTCCGTACCATACGATGATATTTCCACCTGCTTGAAGATTTAATCCGTATCCTGCTGATGCAGGGTGTGCTAATAACATTTGAATATTGCCTTTATTCCACTCGGCTACATCATCATCGGTTTTTAACTCTACCGCTTTAGGAAATGCTTTCTTAATCGCTTGCAGGTCATGTTTGAAGTTGTAGAATACTAACATCGGTTTTCCTTCGTTGGTATCTACTAATTCTTTTAATCTCTCTACTTTTTCGTTGTGGACGATTATAGTTTCGCCGTCGTCGGTATAAATGGATCCGTTTGCGAGTTGTAATAATTTACTCGTGAGTGCCGCTGAATTTAAGGCACTCACGTCGTCGGAATCTATTAAGCTCAATACGTGAGTGTACTCCATTATTCTATATAACCCATACTCCTTGGGACTCATTTCTACCATGATCACATTGTCGATGCGCTTCGGAAGGTTTAGATAATCCTTTGCTTTTAAGCTCATACAGATATCTTGCATCTTACCGAATATGGCCTTATCGCCACCTGGTAATAGACGATAGCTATACACGATATGCCCGTTTGTTTTATCGGGAGTAAAATATCGTAATCGATACTCGGTAAGGGTTTTGCCTAATCGTTCACCGCCATCTAACAAATACATTTGCGCCCATACATCCATTAACGTATTCGGTGCCGGTGTACCAGTTAAAATGACTACTCGTTTGAAGAAAGGCCTCATTTTACGCAGCGCCTTAAATCGTTTAGCCTGTGGATTCTTAAACGATGAACTTTCATCGATGACAAGCATATCAAAGGGGAATTTCCGCTTTGGTTTTTCGAAATAGTAATCATACAACCATTGCACATTTTCACGATTTATAACGTAGATATCGGAGTCACTTTCAAGGGCTTTGATGCGGTCTTTTTCAGAACCCAAAACAGATGCTATCGTGAGATGACTTGTCTCACTCCATTTTTGGGTCTCTTGCACCCAGGTAGACTCTGCTACCTTTTTAGGGGCTATAAGCAGCACCTTTTTAATATCAAAGTAGTCATACATTAACTGCTCAATTGCGATTAATGTGGAAATGGTTTTGCCTAACCCCATGTCAAGCAATAGCCCGTAGTGTGTATTATCAATGATTCGTTGTATAGCTATTTCTTGGTATTCGTGCGGATGAAAGTTCATGTATTACCCTTTCCATATCATCTACAAATAACTTGGCTTCTATCATTCCTGTAATTACAAATACTAATGCACCTTGTTTACGTAGCCTAGCAACTTGTATTCTTTGATTGGCCATCAATACACCCTTTTTATCTTTGAGTTCTACAAATAGGACACTGCCCCCAGGAAGTACTACTATTCGATCCGGTACGCCATCATTTCCGGGTGATACGAACTTCATATATATGCATCCCAGTTTTTTGAGTTGAATTCCTAACCAACGCTCGATATCCTTTTCGATTATTCTCACCTCGTTCTCAATAAATAATCGGCAACACGGCTAAACCTATATGAATACTGGCTTCATCGGGGTTGTGTTGCCGATATTGCCGTTTTTTTTCGTAAACATATATATACGCGTATTCGTGTTTTTTACGTGTATGCGTATGCATACCATTATTCATATATTTATTATTTATTATTAATAGTAAATAATAGGCAACATAGGCAACAAATTGTATTTAACTTAGCGTATATCTGTGCTTTTCGTGTTGCCGATTTTGTTGCCACACGTGTTGCCGTTGCCGATTATTTACTTCATATCAAAATTCATCGATGTATAGAGTTGTATAAAAATTATTTCGATTTTTTTTGATATTATAAAAATAGCTAATCGGCAACAAAAATCGGCAACACTAATTTTTGCGATTTTTGGCTACCGTTTTGGCCGTATTTTGGAGAGTGCTATTATCCCTAATAAACGCTCTTTGCACACCGTACAATTTCCCAAATCGCATCTTTCCTACACTTTTAGAATAGGGGTTCCAGCCTTTGATAGATTGTAATATATCAATGATTTCTCTAGCCTTTGCGTTCTGCAGGTTCTTCCTGTCCCCCTCCATCACTTCACACCATATTTCAAGGGCACACACCCGCTCCCGCTGCACTGAACCACAATGATCGTCATCGCCATAATTCCTGATATAATCGCGTCTATCAAAGATATCAAGCGACTCCCAGTTATCAGGCAATAACATATCAAGGTATTCTTCAATGAGACCTACGAGTTCACCACCTTCTGTGTGTGATAATTGAATTCTAAGGGCTTCTTCTTCGAGTTCTCCTTCAAGGACTAAGGACTCACCCTCGGACCAATAGTAATACGCTTCCGCCCATAATTGGTCGATATCCTCTTTTGATAGCTCCCAAGCGTTCTTAGTTTTACGATCTTTATCGCCTGTGACTGGCCAGAATCTGCGGTTACCGGTACGGTCTTTGAGAAACATAAGATTGTTAGTAGAACCAGCGAATACACACTGGCGAGGGTACTCTTCAGTACGTCTACCATACGGTGAGCGGAACCGGTCAGAGGTACGGCTGATAAAGGCCTTAACGATTTCATTATCGTTCTTGTAGGTCGGTGCGAGTTCCGCAAGTTCATTAATCCAAGAGCCTTGAATTTGTTCTAGGGCGTCTTTGGTTTTGATGTCAACGAGTGAGTTGTTAAACCATTTACGGCCTAACCGCTCCAAAATTAACGATTTACCGAGACCTTGAGAGCCGTGTAATACAATCGCCGTATCGAACTTAACACCTGGATTCATAACGCGCGCTACAGCACCGCACATCCATTTACGTGTAACGGCCTTGATGTATTCGGTATCCTCTGCACCGATGTAGTCGATAAATAGAGTATCGACTCTACAAGTACCATCCCAGACTACACCGGTTAAATACTCACGTACAGGATGAAATTTGTTATCTTGCGTGACTTCCTGTAAAGCATCGTCGATAATACCTTTACCTTTGATCAGGTACTTTGTAGCAAAGTAATTACGTAAGCACGCATCGTCTGTATCGGTCCAGTAAGGAGTTTCGTCCTTACCTCGCCACGGCAAATTGTCAGTAACAACTAACCGATGCGCAAATTCGTCAAGGCGGATACGTCCTCTTAATGCGGGGTCATATTTAAGAACTACTAAGCAGTTGAATACGTCAGACTCTGGCGTACCTCGACGGTCACGTTTGAGCTTTTCGAGGAAGTCCTCCTCATCTTCTGTGATGTCCTCGAAGTCCATATCGGCCATGCGTTCCTTGTCGAGCAAGATAGGGGCTGCGCCGTCATCGTTAACAAAATCAAGCATTGCTTTGTAACTTGGTAAATCCGTTACTTTGGTAGCAGGATCCGCTTCGGAATCTTCGGCACCAAATAAGTGGATGCGGACCAGGTCAAACGCATTGACGAGCTTACCGCTGATTGGGTCAGTCGCATGGTTGGAGTAAGCGAAGGTATCGTTATCGTAAATCACTAAGCCACCTACTGAGCTACCGGCTACATATGTGTACCGGTCTTCGACTGCTGTAGGTTCATATACCTCAGGGAGAAACTTATGGATGGCTTCCGTGATACTGTAACTCCGGCAAAAAGCACCGATAAGGCCTTTTTTCTCTAACGGGTTACCTTGCTTCTTAGCCGCATCAAGGCGAATTTGTGATTCCTTCTCCGATGCTGGCCAAAGGCTCGTATCACGCCAGTCTCTGTAAGTACTCAAATAGGTATCTACTGAAACAAGCGAACCTTCGCTATGCTGATACACATACTCGACATCCTTAGGATGGCTTGGCCAATACATAAGCCGTTCAGCTTGGTGTGTGGACGGGTCGAAGAACTCAATACCGATGTTATCCGCAATTCGTCTCGAGACCGCCTGGTACTCATCCGGTGTCATAGGCCTATCGGCAGGAATGATGATACGATAGCGAGGATTGTCAGCCGTGTGGCTATGCGTACTATATAGCACGTACTCCATACCGCCTAATTCCATATCCAGGTCTAAGAGGAAATCTTCACTAGGTGAATCCGCATCAAGGGTAATCAAGTACCGCTCTTTAACAGAGCCTCTAACCCGTCTACCATTTTTAGGAATATAGCCACCTACAAATCCGCCAACATCTTTCTTTTGGCCCTTCTCGGCTTTAGACATCTTGGCGTATTCAGCAGCCGTTTCATTTGTTATAGCAGGCTCGGCCAATTTATTGGCCAAAGCACTCCAAGTCATTTTCTGAGACTTCCAGCTACGGGCGGAGCGACTTTTGCCCGTAGCTATGATGATATTTGTATCCATGTTACATCGCTCCTCCCTTCGCAAAATGAATATCCCCTAAATATTTAGGTACTTGTAATCTATGCTTTTTAACCCATTGGCACACAGCATAATTAATGTTGTGATTATCTCGTACACCTCTGTTATTTTTTAGCTTAGCCTGGTGTATTTCCACAAAACCATCTGAATCTTTTGTAGGGTTAACTTCAATACACGCTACTGGCCGACTGTTTTCAAATACACCAACAATAGCGCATTTTTGCTCTTTAACTTTTTCTACATAGGTACCCACACAATTATTGAGTTGAACACCTAGTCGAATTATGTCGTGTGTTGTTTTAACCACAGTAAAATCTAGACCACCAACGGAGTCTATTAGTTTTTTATGAAGCATACTGCGCTGTACTGGGACATTTTCTGCTTTTTCAAATTTAGATATGCACACAATCTCGTCATGTAGATCCTTAATTTGAATACGTCTAGCCCAAATCTCTTTTTTCCTAGCTCTTGATAACCGGTTATACATATCCGCAGTATCTTTTACTTCCGAGTAGGAGTCAGCGTTTTTTAAGAATAATAGGACTCGGCGCTCACCGTATTGGTGGCGCATAAGCTTAAGAAAATCAGTAATAGTAAGCAAAGCTTGCCCGTCATTCCATATTGGCCAAGATTGGATATACCCAGTTCTCCCGCTTTCCTCTGCCACAAGGTCCGTGAATGCTTTCTGATAATCCATGCTTTTGAATATCTTGTTAGCAGTCTGAATCACTTTGATGTAGAAGAAAGGACGGATAGTTAATAATTTTCTAACCCAGCGCTTATCCGGTACTTTATAAAGCTGGATAAGCGCTTTAATAAATGGTACGCCGGCACTAGTTAACTCAGTAATAGCAGAAGTACTTGTTAACTTAGACCCGAAAGGTCTGAAGTAGGCGTCATGGTCTCTAACTAGCTTGTCATTTAATGCAGGCGCATCAGGTGCATGCATCTTCCACACTAGGTTATGGAGTAAGTTATCAAGCGCACCGTATTTGGATGATAGTAGCACACCTTGTCTGATTGGCTTAACTTGATAGTCAACTCGCTTTGACAACTTAGCAAAGTAAGCCTGTTTTAATACCTTAGAAAAAGTTTGTAGCTCCTTTTTATATTGCGATAACCGGCAATTAGGAGTTGCTACTAGCCAGTATAGGGGTAATGATTTTGAGTAAAACACCGATATGTTAGGCTCAATTTCTGATACTATATCGGCGCGAGTGCGTTTCTTTTGAACTAAGAACACTTTTCCTTGCTTGAAATCGAAGCGCAATATATCGATAAGATGGGGCTTGTACCCAGGGTAAATAGATTGTGTGTCGTTATCGACGTGGACTGTGTGATATTCGAATTTAACATCGAGGATTTTCCCCCGATCAATAACCGATAGTTCTATATCTAGTGGAACATTGGCAGTACCAGAGGCATCGGCTACACAATCACCATCAACGCCTCTAGTACGGATTAATTCTCCACATTGTGGGCAATAGAACTCATTTGATATATAAGGGTCTACGATTCTACCCATACCGGAAGATACTGAGGGCCACAAGCAGGCAAATGATTGACCGGAAGATACTGAGGGCCACAAGCAGGCAAATGATTGACCGCAATCTACGTGATAATGTACAGCAGGTGACCAAGAATTCACTTGCTTGCGCCGTACTAGGTCATACAGCTTTTTGACTGACAAACTAAATAATACCTTCATAAGGCGCTATCCTTTCTTCTATAACAAATCGTCTAAATCGTCTTCTTCAGGAGTTTCATCAACTGCTGGGGTTTCATCAACCGGTAACTTTTCTTCTACAGGTTCGTCTTTTTTCTTGGCCACGCGTTTACGTTTTGGTTTTTCTTCAGTGGTAGCCTGTTCTTCTACTGTTGGGTTTTTATCCGCCTTAGGTGTATCTTCTGTTTTCTTACCGTTTAATATTTTAAGACCTAAATCGCAAGCGGCGATACAGCCTTCGCAGTACGCCATCGCGGAGTCTTTGCGTTCACTTGCAGGAGCTTCTTTTACGAGCTCATATAAACCGTCAATCGCTTCGCGTTGTTGTTGAATTTGTTGTTTTGAGAGTTTCATAAGAAATATCCTCCTAATCCTTCATATAGTAAGGGTTTTCAAACCCTGCTGCATTTAATATAAGGCCCTCGTTCCAGGACTCGGGCTCACACATAATATCGATTACTTCATCTAAACTGCCTTCGCCTATAGGCGTTTCGATAACCACTTCGTCATGGATATGGGCCACAATTTTATAGCCCGCTTTTGAAAGTCTTAGCATGGCTGCTGCTAAGCAATCTCTCGCAACGGCTTGTACAATGTTTTCGACAAGCTTTCCGCCGTAGGTTTCAACTCTGCCCCAGGTATTCTTAACCTGATCCATACCGTCATACTCAATTGACTCGCTACCGAACCGGTTAAGTCCAATTCGAGGTCTTGCGTAGGCAAGTCTCCGGCCAGACGGTAATTCGATGAACATAAATCCTTTCGCTTTAAAGAATTTAATATCGCCTTGTCTGATTCGTACTGGTTCGCCGGTTTTAACGACTTTCTTGGCTGCGCTATCTGCATCTTTCCAAAATCTAGTAATGCGCGGACTTGCTTGTCGCCAAGCTTCAATAATTCCGGGGAGTTCGCTTTCTGGAATCTCACCTTTAGTGTCCATCGATTTCATGGCACCTACACCGCCGCCATACCCTAGCGCTAATTCGGCGACTTTACCCTTTTGCCGAAGATGTCCATTTACACCGTGCTTCTCTACTGGTACATGGAACATGCTAGATGCGGATGCGCAGTAGATATCTCCGCCTTGGGCAAATACATCTTGTCGCCACTGCTCGTGAGCGAGCCAGGCGATAACACGTGCTTCAATAGCACTGAAGTCGGCCACAATAAATCGGTGTCCCTCTTCCGCCACTAAAGCGGTACGAATGAGTTGCTTAATCACGTCACCAGGGTTTCCGTACAGTAGGTCTAGCATTTCTACATCTCTACTTTTAAGAACTTCCCTAGCTGTATCTAAATCTTCTAGGTAATTACGAGGTAGGTTCTGCAGTTGTACTACTCGGCCAGCCCATCGTCCACTTCGCATTGCTCCGTAGAACTGAAGCATGCCGTGGATGCGACCATCAGAACATACAGCGTTTTTCATAGCTAGGTATTTTTTAATAGAAGAATTACCGAGTACTTGTCTATTTTGAAGTACTCTGCGCACATCAGAGGGGATATCCTGAGCCAAGAGGTTTGATACATCTTCTTTACGCATAGTATCTAGATCATATCCTAGCCTTTCAGATAGCCACTCTTTCAGCTGCATGGTACTATTGGGGTTCTCTAATCCAGTCAATAACTTGGACGACTCAGTCGCTTCGTCCACGATTTCGTCGTTGCACGCAAGGGCCGCATCGACGAGATCCATATCCACTTTCACACCTCGCCAGTTGATATCCTGGTCGAGTAACCAATATTCATGCTCTACAGCAGGTGGTTTCAGCGAAAGTAAGCGTTTACGAATTGCCTTCTCCACTACTACGTCTTGACGGTTATACTCAATGTATTCCGCCCATTTCTCAGGCGCATCCTCTGGCATATTTCGTGTCTTAGGATTTGTCTTAGTCGGTTTTCGCGGTACTGAGAAGAATTGGATTAACCGTTTACCTCTTGAGTCTTTGGCTTCGCCTAATTTCAAGGCCTTAGACACATTATCAAGGCTTGCAGGTAAGCTGCAGTATAAAGCAAGCACGGAAGTACATTCCCAATTCGTGTAGTCCGCATCAGGGAAATACTTTTTTAGACACAACATTTCGAATGCTGCGTTGAATGCGGTCTTTGTAATTTCCTTATTATACAAAGCGTCCACCACCCTCTCGGGCAGTGGATCCTTTGTCATATCGATTACTTCGACCGGTTCGTCATCAAAGCTGTAGGCAAAGAGCAGTATTTCAAATGTTGTATCATCAACGTATCGCTGCGCCCCATATTTAATAGGACAGTCGCTATACGTTTCCACATCAATACTAAGCTCCATAATTGCCTCCTTAGATTAAATCGTCATCATCGTCTAGGTCGCCCAAATCGTCATCGCCAAAGTCATTAGCAGATACATGAACTCCGCCGAGGCGTTCGCCATCTTTAACTTTGCGAATACCATTTAGACCAAACCCTACACCTTTTTTACCGTTGAAATTGTAAGCGAATACAGAAAGTGCGACCTGCGCATATACACCAGAATAGATTTCTTCTTCGATATCAAAATCGTCCATTTTGATTTTGTCACGATTAAATACGATAGGTTGTTTATCGCTGTTAGCGTTGATGAAGTATTTGCCAGAGTATGTTTCAGGTTGGTCAACTACTGCTTCATCAGTATCGCCATCACGCAAGTTCAATTTTAGGTATGCTGCTTTACCTTCTACCTTAGCTACTGCCTTTGGATCTGCTTTTAGTTCTTCAATCGCACGTTCGAAAGCTTTGATAGTCTTTTTGTCTGATTTGTCGATGATAATCTGCGAACTGTACTTCGCTTTACCATCATCGTTTTTACGAGGTTGCGCAATATTTGCATAAGAAAGTCTTACTACACCAGTTGTCAATTTAGCCATTTGTCTGTCTCCTTAATTCTTAAATGGGTTACAATTATGTTCGAACCCTATTACTATGTTAAATAAATCATTTAGTTCATCTTCGATATCGGACTTTTCGTTGTCTAGTCGAACCCACTCATCGTCCTCTTCCCAAGAATATTTCGAAAGGTCTAATTCAGTTTTATAGTAGTCCTCTATTGCATCGCATTTAGCATCTACTGCGCAGTAGCGAGTGTGCAAGCTAGTAGCATATGCAATAGTAATTTGGTAGAGCTCGTCGAGGTAATGTCCTCGCTCGTGGAGCTCTTTAGCAATTGCTTTTACTGTTACGACGCGCATGTTACACCTCGTCTGTAAATTCATTAGCCATAGATTCTACGGTATTGATTGCTGGTCGTTTATCGCTTTCCGGTACCAGTGTAGGCTTGCCTTCCGGTTTATCGATATACGCTTCTAGGTATTCAGCAACGCCCTTTTTACCGAGAACCTTCTGCAGATTAGTGATACCTTCGAGTTCACGAGGTTTAAAGATGTCCTCCTCCTTATAACCGTTATCCAGTAATGTTTGAGCCGCAGCGTCTGGATCCGTGATAGTACGTCTTGATGTACCCTCAACTAATTTGTAGCCAGGCCATTGCTTTTCACCCGATAAGGCTTTTTCGTACGCGAAATCGTAAACACCTTTAATCCATTTTGTGATTAAGTCCTTCATCCCCAAGATGTCAGATACTTCACGGTCAGTGAGTAATTGATCAAGCTTACCGCCATCTTTGTAGAAAGCAGCAAGGCAAGTATCTGCTAGTGCCCTGCAGGTATGCCGAGCTTTGCAGAAGTTACAGTAATCGCAAGGCGTACATTCGCCGAGCCCATCCCAGGCACGTTGTGCGATTGGTTTGATTTCCTCGCCCCAACCAAGCAGGTCTTCTACAGACATTTCGTCGGTAGATACACTATCGAGTCTTGGCTGTACGATGGTCATACGAACTGTTTTCACATCGTATAAGAATTCGTTAACGTCGTATGCACCTAACGCGTAAAGCCTCATTTGTGTGTTCTCCACAGCACTAACAGGAACGCCTTTGCCGTATTTCAGGTCAATCACTTCCAGTATGCCATCGGCTACGATGACCATATCGCCGGTACCGAAGCCTTCAGGTACCCATCTAGAAAAGTCTAGCCGTGCTTCAATCATGGCTTCCGCATCAGATGAACGGGCGCGAGCCTCGTTCACCTTTTCTTCGCAGATGTCCACATAGCGGTTAACCGCTTCTACCATTTCAGCGGAGTGATCATGCTTAGGAAGTTTTTTACCTTCAAGTTTATGTCGCAGGATTGATTCTGCCAGATCATGGGCTATAGTACCTTCTGCAGCATAGGGCGATTGTTCATCTGGGAACATCGCCTCCAATCTTGCTGAAGGAGTACATACAAGCCACCTGGCACTACTCGAGGCACCGAGTAAAGCGTGTTTCTTAGCCACGACTAGCCACCCATTCCACGATTTGGATGCGTTGTTCATCGGTAGCGGATGTTACCTTTTCAGCTCCGATGCTATCTAGGAACGCCTTGAATTCTGCTTTAGCTTGTGTTTTATCAGCAGCTTTCGCCATTACGTCTTTTACCGCTTCACGCGTTTCTTCAAGACTTGGAACGGATTGCTTTTCTTCCTTAACAGGTTCATCTTTCACCGGCTCCTGTTTAGCAGGGGTTTCTACTTTAGTAGTTTTTGCTTTTTTAGCCTTAATTTCTTCCTTAGCTTGGTCGATAGCATCGGCTTTATCTATAGAAGAACCTACAATAGCTTTATAAAGGTTCTTGATTTCTTGATTTAATTCATTAGCTGTTTCTACGGTGATTTTTAATTCGATCATTTTTCCGTATCCTTCCTGTTTAACTATGTGATATACTTTAGTTGGATATTTTTCTATGTGCCCTTTCGCATTGCCGTGCGTTGGGGCATTTTTTTTTGTCAAAATTATTCATCGGAACCCTCCGATTGTGTGCCCAAATCCTCACATTCATCAGGAATGCAATAATCTTTCTTTGGGCAGTTGCTACAATTTCGCAATTTAACCACCACCTTTCCTTCTATCTAATCAATTAATATCTTCCCCACTTCATCCACGTATCCATACTTAAGCAAAGCACTAAATACAGGCTCAGCGTGGCTACTACAATCCCATTTATGGGCATTACTACAAAACTCAAGAGCAGCTTTAACTTGTTCTTTGGATAACTTTTTTCCATTTTTTGTAGCGTTTTCTATATCAAACAGATGGCTTCTTTCGCCACGTTTGAATATTGCTATTATGTTCATTTCATAACTCCTTTCAGTTGTAATATGGGTTTTTACAATAATCGCCGTGAGTTCTTACTCGTTGGATATAATCGACATCTTCACGTTCCTCGGCATCCATTTCGGCTTTATCTTTATAAAAGCCGTATAGGGATATAACCAATCCGATTAACGATTGCAATATAAACTGTTCCCATCCGATATGGTCAACTTCTAAGGCTCCCATAGAACCTACGACCAAAAATGCCCCAAACAACATATAACCCATAATTTGATCTCCTTTATAACATCATCATTGATAAAATAGATGCTACTGCAGCAGTAGCAAAACTTAAATGCATTCCTGCGTCAATCCATGTCATGATTAATTCCTCCTAATGAATATGTGCAGCTTTAAATTCTGCATCGATAATTTTTAAGTCCCATCCGAGAGCATGCATCAGATAAGTCTTAAAGCCTTCTTTGTCGATGACAAAGGCTCTTGACTTCTTACCTGGTGACTGCCATGAATAGGCAAACGGAAATTTGCCTATTGCGATTCCTTCACGGACCGCAGTTAAGCTAATTCCGAGTACAGTCGCCATTTGGGCGACCGAAACCACTTTTTTAATCATTCACTATTCTCCTCTTTAACTTGATTTTAATTCAAGTTTCTGGTCAAAAAAATTTGGTCAACCGTACAGCCGAAGTACTCCGCCAGTGCCACTACTTTACTAATGGCCACATTGGATATATCCTTTTCCCACGCATTATACGTGGCAACAGATATGCCAAGATCAGCGGCAACTTGCGCCTGTGTTGCTCCTTTTCGAGCCCTCAACTCGGAAATATAAAATTTGTTTGGCATTACTACCACCTCCTTATCGTGACCTCATAATAACATGAATTAAATTCAAGTGTCAATAATGAATTTGATTTTTTTTCAAGTTTACGATAAAAAATATAAAATCTAATTGAATTTAATTCAAATATATTATATAATATAGTATATAAGTTTGGGAGATCGAGAGGAG